AATTACTGGACAATGTGATTGAGGCTGGATACAGTGTGGAAAACATTGCGCTGGGCATGGGCGGCGGACTCTTGCAAAAAGTAGACCGTGACACTCTGAAATATGCCATGAAGGCTTCTGCCAGATGCGATTCAGATGGAGTATGGCATGATGTGTTCAAAGATCCTATTGCAGATCCTGGCAAGACTTCCAAGAAAGGTCGGCTGGGACTAATCTACGAATGTGGAGTTGGTTCATGTGGTTACCGGACACTGCCCAAGGAATTTGCAGATGAAAAAGGCAATATCCTGCGTACAGTGTACCGGAATGGCGTGCAATTAATTGACGATGATTTTGAAACTGTTCGAACACGGGCAGGTCTGAAAGAATCAGAATACAATCCACAACCAATTGAACGATTCTAAACAAAACCTAATAGTCCAAGTGGGTGTCTACTTGGACTATTTTCGTGACAATAACAGTTGACATCATGCTTTGTAGACTGTAAAATTATATTAACAGCAACAAAGGAATGTGTAACATGAAGATCTTAGCAACAAACAAAGATTTCAGAGTTGAGTTTAACCAGTCCTCAACATATTTCGTTATAGACAACAACGGAGATTGCTGGAAAACCTACAAGAGTGAAAAAGCCGCAATCAAATATATGGACAGCGTCGCATAACAGTTTTCATGTGGCACCAAAGGAAATTACACCACGATCTATTATTTTCGTTGATAATGAAATGAATGAATATGATCAAGGTCGAAAAGACGTTCTTCTGGAACTGCTGACAAAGTTCAAGCCCTCACGAACTTTACGGACATGCGTAATTACCCAGTGTGATTGTTGTGGGCGACAGCTTCACCCATTGAACACTTCAGGATATGGCACGTGTGATGCTTGTAAAATTTCACACAACTATGGTCAGGATTCGTTTGACATTCGATTGGCATATATGCTAATAAAGCGCGCAAACAGTATAACCAATTTGGAAACTGATAATAGATAAAGGTGACTGACATGACGAAAAAACTGCACCCACACTCGGAACTAGAATATGTCAAGTGGCAGGCTGAAGTATTCAAACAGAATGACCGAAATAACAAGGAGAAGATAAAGAATGAAATGGAAGACCAAATCCAAAATCAAAGCTGGCTCACGAGACAACATGCATCCCTGGTTCGTTCGTGTAAAAAGCTATACTATATCTTTTAAGTAATTGCTTTGATGATGTACTGTGATAACTCGTTATGTCCACACTAAGCGCTTAGTGACGCTAAAGGACTGACTCAGTACATCTTCTAAGCATTGCCCAAGTACTCAAGTAGCTGATGTGGTCTTAGCGCCGAGTTGAAGCCTCGGAGATGTCTGTTCGATTCGGACCTTGGGCCCCATATTACAACTGTCCTATAACTTATGTACTAAAGGAGAAATAAGATGATTGAGTATACAGTTAAAGTTAATGACACCGGAACTAAGTCTTGGTATCTCAACGGTAAGCTACACCGAGAAGACGGTCCTGCTGTTGAGTTGGTCAACGGTAATAAGTTCTGGTACCTTAACGATAAGCAACACCGAGAAGATGGTCCTGCTATTGAGTATGGCAATGGTGATAAGTGGTGGTACCTTAACGATGAGCAACACCGAGAAGATGGACCTGCTGTTGAGTACATCAATGGTTATAAGTCTTGGTACCTTAACGGTAGGCGACACCGAGAAGATGGTCCTGCTATTCAGTATAGCAATGGTAATAAGTCTTGGTACCTTAACGGTAGGGGCCTAACGGAGGCAGAACATAAAGCTGCTACTTCACCTAAGGATACTTGTAATGGTAAAGAAGTAGTAATTGATGGTATTACTTATGTATTAAAGGAGAGTAAATAAGATGATTGAACATACAGTTAAAGTTTATGACAATGGCACTAAGCAGTGTTACCTTAACGGTAAGCTACACCGAGAAGATGGCCCTGCTATTGAGTGGGCCAATGGTTCTAAGTGGTGGTACCTTAACGATGAGCAACACCGAGAAGATGGACCTGCTGTTGAGTACATCAATGGTTATAAGTCTTGGTATCTCAACGGTAAGCTACACCGAGAAGGGGGACCAGCTATTGAGCATAGCAATGGCGATAAGTATTGGTATCTTAACGGTAAGCTACTAACGGAGGCAGAACATAAAGCTGCTACTTCACCCAAGAAGAAGCCTAGTTGTAGTGGTAAAGAAGTAGTAATTGATGGTATTACTTACACCCTAAAGGAGAAGTAAGATGATTGAGTATACAGTTGAAGTTAGTGGCAGCGGTGCCATTGGAAGTTATAATTGATACCATGAAACAGGCGCATTTGACGTAGAGGGCACAAATTAATTCGTTTCGCATGCCGATTATGCTTGTGGTCTGTGTCGCGTCACGCTATAAGTAATGCATAGCAAAGAAGCACACACCGGAGAATGACAATGACAAACCCAGCACACACAAAAGAGCAGATCGCAGCAGCAGCCGATTGTGAAAAAACATTCTTGCGCTTGATGAAAAAAGCAGGAAAGCCGGTGCGCAAATGAGCGCCGCACAGGACTACATCAACGATGCCCAAAACCGAATGGAAAGGTTGCATCGTATCTCGGAAATGTACGCAGGCACGGAACGAGCGTTTGCGGCCATCCGATGTATTGAAAAGCGAAAAGCGCGAATGGAACCCACTACCACAGGAGACAGAAAATGAGTGACATCCCAAACAGCCGCCGCAGTCCGATGGAGCACGAACGGGACATGCCGGACGCGCCGACGAACCGCATTGGGCTGCATGCGGACATAATTAACATCCCGATTAAAGAGATCAACGGCCCGTTTTACGGACAGTGCGAGTTGGCATACAAGAATGGCCACCGCGATGCGCGACACGCGGCGGCTGAATTGGCGCTATCGTTTGAACGCGAAGCCACCGCCGCGCAGGCCGAGATTGCTAGGCTGCGGGAAACTAACCGCTCACTTAACCGCAGAACGCAACAAGCCGAGAGTGTCGCATACAACAACGCGGGTCGATGGAAGCGAAAGCTAGAACGAGTGAAGGCATTTGCTGATCATATGCTTACCACCAACATGCGAGTCAATAAGCGGGAACGCGAGGCAAAGGCTGAGGTTGCCGCACTGCGCAAGCGAGTGCAGGCGGCGGATGCAATGGCGGATTCGTGCGAAACATACTTCGAAAGCGCATGTGACATGACCTTTGTACTTGAAAAGCTAAAAGCCTACTGCGACACGGACGCCAAGCCATGACCGCAGCAGAGCGCAACCGCCGCAAGCGCCGCAGGGTTTAAAGCGCTACCTGCGGGGTGGATGCCAGTGGTGTACGCTGCAAAGGTCGAGGCATACGCCACTGGGGCGACCGAAGGCAAAATCGAACAATTCATAAGGGAAAAAAGACATGGCCAAATATTTAACCGACGAACAACTTTCCGAAATGGTGCGCCCAGCGACTGAGGCCGTTCCGACAGGTTCGCGATGGCGGCACAGCAAAAGCGGCGGTGTCTACATCGCGATGCAAGTTGCTCTGTCTGAGGGCGGGCATGAACCTGTTGTTATTTACCGTGAGGATCGCAAGGACGCACCTATTTGGGTGCGCGTGGCACGTGACTTCTTGGACGGGCGTTTTATTCGCGCTGACCTTACTTAATAGGAGCAAGCGCAGCCAATGACTTGCCGCTGGGGCGATTAATTTAATAATGGAGTATGACAGAATGCAGCACACACTACAGACTGACCTTAACCACGAGATTAACGATCTCATCGAGGAGTGGATTGCCGAAAACCCCGATGCGACAGTGGCCACAGTTGAAAACGCGATTGTTGACGCCGGTAATGACTATTCTGCCCGTGTGTACCAGAAGTTGACGACGTGAACAGACACCTCTTCGTGCCGGGTATTACCACAGTCTAATACAAGGAGCAAGTGTGAGACTTGCATTTTGTGACGTCGAAACTAATGCTATTGATAACCCAGATAGTATTTGGCTCGTTGGTGGCAAGATGGCGTGTACTGGTGAGGCATTCAAGTTCGATAATATCCACACTGACTTGGTTGCCCGTAAGGCAGCTACACAGTGGCATCTATCACTAGATAAGATGGTTGGTCATAACTTCATTTCGTATGGTCTTCCCCTCTTAAACAAGTGGCTAGACACCAAGCTGGACCCTCAGAAGGTCCTTGATACCCTTGTCCTATCACGTACCATCAACTTCAACATCGAGACGCCACACCACCAGGCTAAATTCAGGCACACTATTTTAAGGGCTACATTTGCCATGATCCATCAACAAAATGCTCTTAGATGTGCAAATAACACTTGACATGTAGATGCGAATAACATAAAAAGGTGTTATCAACAAAGCATAGGATATGCAAAATGACAGATGTGATTGAAATTCAAAAAACAGATGCTCGTACCAAGATGCTTCAACGTGTTCTGAATCTGCGAGCAAGAGCAGAAGATTCTGGTTCGTCCGAAGCAGAAATGAACACAGCATTTGTTATGTGTGAGAAGCTAATGGATTCGTACAACATCGAGGAAGCAGAGCTCGCGATTGCAGAGGCCTCAGGCGAAATCAAGCTAGATGTGATCACAAAAGAAGTTGACACTTCCATTCGCAAAGGCAAGAAACAGCTTCACAAAGTCCTCAACTGTCTAACTGGAATTGCAGCCTTCACTGAGACGCAAGCGGTATATTCTAAATGGGCAGGAACAGCGACGTTCACAGGTCACCGTCCAGATGTTGCGCTTGCAGATTTTCTTGTTGCGGTGATTAAAGAGGCCCTTGACCGCGAGTACGATTCATATCGGCGGAATACACCTGCAGTAGGATATGGAGCAAAAACATCGTTTACCAACGCCATGTCATACCGTGTCAATTGTCGACTTAAAGAAATGGTAGCAGAGCGCACTGCGACTCGCGAATCAAATAAAGTAAAAGCAAAACAGCAGATGATCGAGAACGAGGCAACAGCAACATCTACAGCACTTGTAGTCTCAGAGATTGCGGAACAAAAAGCAAAAGAAGTTTCGTCTGAATTCGCTAAAGCACATCCCCGAGTCCGTTCTGTGTATACGCACTCCCGCTCATCAAACGGCACTGCACATGGTGCAGGTCGAACAGCAGGTGATAGGGTCAATCTGGGCCGTGCAATTGGTCAAGGGACAACAAAGTCTCTTGCATAAGGTTGACACCAAACGGTAGGTGATGTATAGCTTGTAGTGTAGAAGCGGTGGAGAAATTGACATGCTACATACGATTGATTCGACAGGTTGGGACACACTCACATCTTGGTGTGTCCCAACCGCGATCAGTTTTCTTTCTGGGATTCCTCTGATCCATTCTCACTCTCGTGCCGCGTTTATTCAAGACAAGGCCTTGAAAGAGGTTAAGGGCGTGTACGCTGCAGAGGCGCTGTTGATGCTCAGAGAACAGGGATATAAAGGCGAGAGGGTCGATCTCAGCAGCCGATACAATGATGCCCCCAGGCTCAAGAAATTTCTCGAAGGTCGTACATCATGGGAGAAGGGCATGCCTCTCATGATTCAAGTTGAGGATTCCAAAGATTTCTGCCATATGATTGCAAGTCATTATGGATATGCCGCTGACAATCATACAATGAAGCCTGTTGCAATTGACAAATTCCCTCACCTTAACAAATATGTGACATCAGCTTGGGTTGTGTCAAAACTTTAATGGAGAATAATATGAAACTACTTTTAGGACTACTGTTTGTTCTTATGGTTACGTTCGTGCCGTTTGTACTGATCTGGGCAGTGAACATTCTATTTCCGATTGCTGCCATCCCGTTTACATTAGAGACTTGGTTGGCTGCATTTGTGATCGGCTCTCTGTTTACTAAAACCACTTACACGAAATGATGGAGAACACTGTGAATGGACACAAATTGGACGGCAATGCGATAGCTGTAGATGCGTATTACAATCAAAATATAGTGACAGACAATGCAATGAACATTCTTGAAGCGTTGTCAAATTCGGAGTTTGAAGATATTGCACAGGAGCTGTCTGATTGTGACGACAATTTTGATTATGCTGCACCAGAAGATGCAGTACTTGATTATATCGTTGCCAATATTGGGTTGTTTAACCCAGACCTCGAAGAAAGATGAATCACATGGACAGCAAACCAACCGTAACGGAAGTAAAGCTAAGCGAAAATACAATTACTGAGATGTTTACTGTACTAGGTGCACACGTTTCTGGAACCACGCCTCTTGATTATTTTGATCAATGGGGTGATGAGGATGAATAAAGTATTGGAGTTTCTAAAACTGTGGATGTCATCTGTTGCTGTCATAACTGCCATAATCCTGGTGCTCCTTATCTTCATTTCAATAGTAGTGTGGAGCTTTCCTATAGCAAATCCGTTCACCTGGTTGTTGCTGCGACTCGTCCTATCAATTGGTTTTATTTTTGCATGTATCCTCACACTTTTCGACATTTTTGAGGGATTGTAGTTCACATTACACGTCTAGTCAGCTATGTTGTATGAGCAGCAACCTGCGTTTTAATTATGAAAACAATGAGGAACTTAATGACAAACTTTTTAATCTTTTCGAGGCTTGTACGTGACCAATTCGATAAAATGTCGGAGGGTGAACTACACGTCACAGACATCTCCACAGACGTTCTGTGGGACACGTACATGTCGTCGTTCCCAGAAGGAACGGATCCGATGTACAAAGAACGGACCGAACACGATTGTAATTGCTGCAAGCAATTTATTCGTAACATCGCAAACGTGGTTTCTATTAAAGATCTAGCAGTCACAACTGTTTGGGACGTTGCGGTGCGTGACGCTCCATATCCATACAACAAAGTTGCACAAGCAATGTTTGAGATGGTACAGGCAAGTAATGTCCATACGATTTTCCACAAGTCTGAATCGCATTATGGTCAAGAAACAAATTTTCAACAGCTTGAAGACAAACAGGTGATCGAGTGGCATCACTTCGAAGCTAAGTTGAAGCCAAGATTTGTGTCTGATGATGGTCCCACCTTGATCTCTGAAGCAAATTCGAACGCTCAGGTGTTCCGTCGTGGTCTTGACGAGCTAAGACTGTCGGCAGTCGAATCGGTTTTGGATCTGATCAATTCCAACAGCATTTATCGTGGTGAAGAATTCACATCAATCGTGTCTGAGTTCAAAAAACTGAAAGCTGCATACAGCAAATTGAACTCTGACAATGCAAGAGCAACGTTCATCTGGGAAAACTTGTCCAGCTTTGCATCGCGTTTTCGCAACACTGCTATTGGAACTTTGGTTCAAGACCTATCCAACGATGTCGAACTGGAGTCGGCAGTCCGGATGTTCGAATCCAAAGTCGCGCCGGACAATTACAAACGGACGACATCACTCATTACACCTAACATGATTAAAGATGCAATGAAGACGGTTGATGATTTGGGAATTGCAGACAGTCTACAGCGCCGCTTCGCAATCCTTGCTGATGTAAGTGTGAATGATGTGCTTTTTGTCGATAATCAATCGCGAAGTCTGATGAAAGACAGTGGTCTCACTCAATTGCTTATGGAGGAGGTAAAACCAAAGCAGGTGTCGACAGACCGTGCAACCAAGATCACCATTGAAGACTTCCTTGAGACTGTTCTCCCCCGTACAGAATCTGTAGAACTTCAGATGAAAAACACAATGTCAGGCAATTTGATGAGTCTGACTGCTCCAATTAACGAAGATGCCCCCAAACTGTTTAAATGGAACAACGGTTTTTCATGGTCCTATAACGGCAATGTGGCCGACTCCATGAAAGAAAAGGTAAAGCGTGCAGGTGGCAATGTTGATGCCCAACTACGTGTAAGTCTCAATTGGTTCAATACGGACGACTTGGACATTCATGTAAGAGAGCCTGATGGTAACACCATCAACTTTAGTAACAAGTCTGGCAAACTTGATGTAGACATGAATGTTAGCCAGCCTGTTCGTGATGCTGTAGAAAATGTTCGCTGGCTGTCAAAGCCTGCAGACGGGACATATACTGTTTCGGTGAAGAATTACACAGTTCGCGAACGTGTAGATGTTGGCTTCAATCTTGAAGTAGAGTCGGATGGGATACTGTATGAATTCTCTTATGCTAAACCTGTCCATGGGATGGTGCAAACTATCGAAATTGATGTTCGAGACGGCAAAGTGATGAAAATCGAAAAGCTCGCTGGTGTAGTAGAAAACTCTTCGGCCAAGGACATCTGGAACCTCAAAACAGAAGCGTTCGTCAAAGTCAACACCATCGTTACAAGTCCAAACTACATGGAAGACGATGGTGTAGGGAACAAGCATTGGTTCTTTGTACTTGATCAGTGTGTAAACCCTGACGCAACACGCGGATTCTACAACGAGCAGCTCCGTGGCGATCTTACAAAGCACCGAAAGGTATTCGAGATCCTTGCAGACAAATTAAAATGTGAGCACACGACGGATCAGATGAGCGGAGTGGGATTCTCGTCTACAAAGAAAGATGCTGTTGTCGTTCACGCTAAAGGTAGTACACTTAACCAACTATATGAAATCAACTTTTAAGGATAAAAAATATGAATATGTTTGAACGTGCAACACGTAGTAAATATACTTTTGCGACAAGTGTTGGCCTCATCGGTGTAACAGATCTTTGGGACCTGCCACTGACCTCACAGCGTGGTGCAAACCTGAACGACGTAGCGAAAGAAATCAATCGTGTTTTGAAATCGCAAGACGAAGATGACTTTGTGTCCATGTCTATCAATGTGAAAAAGACACAAAACGAGTTCAAGCTCGAACTGGTTAAGTACATCATCTCCGTAAAGCAGGCAGAGAATTCAGCAAGCCTCGAGAAAAAGACCAATGCAATGCGCAAAGAGAAGTTACTTGCGTTGTTGGCTAAGAAAAACGACGATGCTCTTGAAAGCAAAACCATCGAAGAAATTCAACGGGAAATCGAAGCTCTGGCATAAGAAAAAGAGTGGTGATGGCAAACACTATCACCACTCCATCTACTGACACGCTTTCCACACAAAAAACAAATCGGAGAAAAGTAATGGAAGATCAAACACAAAACGTCGAAGATTGCTCGGGACAGAGCGAGTACGCCACTGAAGAGGATGCGCGCGCTGATCTGATCAATACCAACGCAGGAACTGTCCTCGAGGAGATTATGAACTTGCTCGAAAACGGCACATTGGACGAAGATACACTTTTGGCTGACACCTATGGGAGAATGGCTGCTCTTGAAATGATTGGGTTTTCTACTCTTGAATTGGCAGAATCTGCTATGGAAACATCAGAATTTATGATTGATGTAAATAGCGAACCTGTTGATGGGGAGGAATGAAAACATGACCAAAGAATTGCAGAAGCCTGAGACGTTTGTCACTCAGATGGTGATGGATATCCTCGCGCGGATTGACAGCGGATCCTTAGATCATGCTACATTTTTGTCTGAGACATACGCACGTGTGGTGTGTGCGGAGATCTTAGGATATTCGACAGACAGCATGCAGACAGATGCAAAAATGGCTGCCAAGGAACTAAGTGACATCGCCTACGAAAAAGAGCCGAAAGATTTCTGATTTGATGTGGTATAATCACAATTGATAAAGTAATTATGTGTGTAACACAACACACCTCTACTTATAAGTAGAGGTGTGTTCAAACTGAAAAAATGTGAAAGAGTATTATGTGGAATGATCAACAAAAAGCAGCGCTCGTTGATGTAAATAGGTGGTTCATGGAATACAAATCGGCCCCAAATAAAAGATCAGTAAAACCTTGGTTTTCTCTGCAAGGTTTTGCGGGAACGGGAAAAACGACACTGGCAAGGCACTTTGCTGAAGGGATTGATACGCCTGTTTTCGCAGCCTTTACAGGGAAAGCAGCTCTTGTCATGCGTAAAGCAGGGTGTGAAGGTGCGAGGACAATACACAGTCTGATCTACATTGCAGAACAGCATAAGACGACAGGTGCACTCACGTTCAGGCTAAACAAGCAGAGTGCGTTGGCTGATGCGGACCTGTTAATCATTGACGAATGTTCGATGGTCAACGAGGAGATTGGCAAGGATCTGCTGTCTTTTGGAGTTCCGATTCTTGTTCTCGGCGATCCAGAGCAGTTGCCTCCTGTCGATGGAGCAGGCTTCTTCACATCACGTAAACCTGATGTTATGTTGACAGAGATCCACAGGCAGGCTAAGGACAGTCCTATTATTCATCTTGCTACAATTGCAAGGTCAGGGCAGATGCCTGACATCGGAACATATGGCGATTGCAGAGTCGTCTCAAAGATCTCGTCCTCTGATGCACTTGATGCTGATCAGATCCTTGTTGGGCGAAATGTTACACGAGAAGATTTGAATCGCAAGATGAGAAAAATGTTGAAGTTTACGTCTGACATGCCTTCTGCTAAAGAAAAACTGATCTGCCTAAAAAATGATCGCGATCTTGCCATTTTCAACGGTGGAATGTTTACAGTGCTCGAGCCAATTCAGAACAAATACAAGACCCAATTCAGCTCCTATATGGTGAATTCAGAGGACGATGAGGATCGTCAGCCATTCACTATCAAAGTCCACAACAGTTTCTTCGTATCAGACGTCCCTGTACCAAACTGGAAACTACTCAAAGGATCGCAAAGTATGGACTACGCATACTGCATTACGACACACAGAGCTCAAGGTAGCCAATGGGGCAACGTCCTTGTGTATGGGTCTGAATCGTACGTGTTTCGTGACGATCAATACAGATGGCTTTACACAGGGATTACACGTGCACAAGAAAAATTAACTCTTGTGGTGTGAAAGACAATAATGTAAAATGTTTTGAACACAGACAAGGAGAGATTATGAGCAGGGACATTTGGTTCTTCAGCGACCACCATTTTGGACAATCGAGTATTTTGAAGTTTACCGACAAGGACGGAAATCTTGTTCGTCCTGGCTTTGCTGATGTCGCTGAGATGGACAACTACATGATTGAAATGTGGAACGCATCGATCAAACCAGGCGATATTGTATATCATCTTGGAGACATTGCATTTGACAAGCAAAAGTTCACTGATTCAATATTGAATCAGTTACAGGGAAGGATTCGATTGGTAGTCGGCAACCATGATGATATTAAGTTGATGTCATCGTTGCCTAAAATTCAAAAGATTTTAGAGAGTCGAAGGTTTGATGATCATATGTTCATTGCCAGTCATAGACCATTGCACCCTCACAATCTGTGGAACCATAGAAAGATGTGCCCGTTGATTAATCTGGTCGGACACATTCACAGTAACGATCCTCCACCTGACCAATACATAAACGTCTGTGTTGAGAGGACAGGATACAAGCCAATACACATCGACGACATTGCACAACAAGCACATATAATGATTCAAAATTTAGAGGAGGCATACAATGAGCAAATTACCTAAGAATCCGCTTCCGTTTTCGGTTCCTGGTTGCTACCTTGCGGGTGGGGCGATTCTTTCCACAGTAACCAAAACAGAAATATCAGATTATGATCTTTACCCAAAGTCTAAAGAGGCGATGATCACGCTGTTCTACATTTTGCAAGAATCGAACTGCTTTGTGGTCAATTATTCGGACCGAGCGGTGACATGGAAGTGCAATGACGTTGTAAAAGACAATGGCGAGCGCGGCATCATTCAGGTGATGACGTTTGACACATTTGAAAATCCCGAAAAGATTTTTGACTTTTTCGATTTCTCTGTTTGTATGGGCGCATTTGACACAGATACGCTTGAATACCATTTTCACAAAGACTTCTGGCCTTCTGTGGCAAGCAGAACACTGTACTTCAATCCTAAGACAAAATACCCATTAAATAGTCTGACACGCGTCAGTAAGTACACGTCCAAAGGATACCACTTACCTAAGACACAGTCGATCAAAATGTCTCTTGCTGTGATCAACTCAGGGATGCCAACATCGTGGGAAGAACTTGAAGCAGCCATTGGCGGATCTTACGGCAGACAGATCAAAATTATGGTTACGGATAAAGAATTCTCATACGAAGCTGCATTGGAAATTCTGGGCGATCTTGTTCTTGATATCGATGTAGTGACTGAATCGTACGACAAGATTAAGGCCGAACACCTTGAGGTGAGCGTCACTGGCTCGACTGTTCCAATTCTAACAATTCCATACAGTAACAACAGCATGAATTCAAGCTCCAAAACATATAAAATAGTTAATGGCGCTGCTGTTCCTATGGACGCTGCTGAAAAGACTGCTTTGACGTTGCTCGGCGTCAATATGGAGGAAATTGACCCTAACACGATGTTTAACGGATACAAGTGGATGACACATGTAGATGGCAACACGTATGAAGGACTCTTCAACTTCAAAAGGGTTCAATACACAATGAAAGAAGAAACCGGTGAGATCACAGGACTATACAACACTCCTGAAATGGCACTTCAGCCGCCAAGTTCAGCACAAACTTCACTGTGCATGTTTTCATTCGTTGCATCAGACATAACCAGTGCAACGTCGAGAGATTTTCACGTCAAGCGTTCCACATTTCAAGAGGTGGTCAAATGTTGAAACTCGTAGAAATAGTCCTCCATGTTGTTAGTTTTCTCACAATGGTCTTGATTAGTCTAGCATTGTGCGGTTTGACTATCTCTGTGTTGTTGGGGATCACAATGTTCTTGACATGGACCGTGCCTGCAGGAGCGCTGTTCCATTGGGGCATTCTTAGAGGGCTGGTTGTAATATCAATAGGAGTCTCGTTGTGTTGGGCCATTTCGTCTGAAAGCAAGGAATGGGTGGACGAATCACTTGAGACATTAAAAAACGGACCAATTCAATTTTCAAAGGGAGAATAACAATGGCTACAGCAGAACAATACGCAAACTGGTGCATGGGACTAATTCGAGGAGACGATCACATTGTTGATGATATATATTCAGCAATGTACGATGATGGTTTTATGGACGATGATCAAGAATGGACTATCGTCGATGCCGATGCCGATGATGATGATGATGACAGCTAAGTTAAAATGTGGAGTGTCATAAAAAGCACTCCACATTACTGTTGGTTATGTATACGGACGAAGAGCCCAAGTTTGACTACAAGGAGCAAGGACTTCCTGTTGCAGATCGCACAGATCTGAAGTAAAGTCAGAGAATATAATTATTAGTTAAGGAACAAGGCATATGCACGATATTATCAATGCTCTGTGTGAAAACAACAGTGCAAACTACAAGCTCGGCGTTCTGAAGGAACATAAGAGCAACGAACAGCTCAAGCGTGTTTTGATGATGACATACGACAAGGTTGCATATCGTTACTACATTACGATGAACCATTGGAACAAACCTGAGACATCTCCGTTTGTTTCCAACTCAATCCCAACATTGTCTTTAGACGATGCTCTCGACTTTCTGGAGACTAAGCTGTCCACAAGAGAGGTTACAGGCAACGCTGCGATTGAACAGATGGATGTGGTTTTTAGGTCTCTCTCTGATGAAGATCGCAGTGTAATGACGAAGGTGTTGAACCGCGATCTTCGGATTAATTGTGGACGAACACAGATTAATAAGGTGTTTCCGAGCCTGATTAATAGGCCCGTTTACATGCGCTGCGGAATCTACAACAAAGACACTGCAAAGAAGATTAATGTTGTAGGGGCCATTGTTCAGCTCAAAGCGGACGGCACGTATCGCGAGTTCGTGTGTGATGCAAGTGGCACGTCATCAAGCTCGCGATCGGGTGAAGAATATGAATATCCTGTGCACTTTGATCTAATGAAGGATTATCCAAACGGACACTATTTTGGAGAATTGACAGTGATCAACGAAGACGGCACTGTGATGAATCGCGCTGAGGGCAATGGTCTTATCAACAGCAGTGCACCTCCTCATAGTCAAATCGTGTTCGACGTTTGGGATTACGTCACTCCCGAAGAGTATGCGACAGCTACGAAGAAAGAGAAGTGCAAGACACCATACGCCACACGATTGGCAGAGTTGCGCAAAATTCTTATTGACAATACATCTCCACAAATCAGACTGATCGAAACGCATGTTGTAAACACCATGAGCGAAGCTCTTGGACACTGTATGAAATGGATGAACGATGGACTTGAGGGTGCAATTCTAAAGGACTCGAACTCTGTGTTCCGTGACGGCACCAACCCACAACAATTGAAGTTGAAGCTGGTCATTGATCTTGATTTGAGGATTGTAGGATTCCAAGAAGGCACTGTTGGAACGTCACGCGAAAAAACATTCGGTGCAATTGTGTTTGAGTCTGACGATGGCAAGATTAAAGGTCGAACATCAGGGTTCACAGATGCACTATTGAAAGATTTCAATTCCCGTCGTGCAGAAATGATCGGCAAGATTATTACAGTCCAATGCAATGATATTACAAAGGGACGAGACAACGATTTTTACGCTCTCTCCCACCCACGGTTTATTGAGGTTCGTGATGATAGAACAGATACAGACACGCTCCAACGTGCTCTCGAGACCAAGAGAATGGCAATGGATCTGTCTTGAAAATGTCGTTGATTTACATCTTTAACTGGCGTAAGATGTAAGCATGGAACAATACTTCTTGCTGTTATCCCTTGCTGTTTTAATCGTGATCTTCGTCAGGGGGACATTTATCGTGTTCAGTCAAAACTTCTTGATGGCAACAATGTTGCTCTTCGTGCTCCCCCCATTACTTTTTGTTTGGATCGTGTATGTGGGCATTTTCATGAGAACTCAAGATCCAACATAGTAACAACATAAAGGACGAATAAAATGAACGATTTAGTATATTACATTGTCGGAAACGTGGTTTTGTTTGGATCAGCGTATGCATTTGGCACTGGTCTGCAACGTTGGTACGACAAATATGCAGAGTCATGGATGGAGCGTGACGAGAAAAATTGATCGTGTGGCGGACCTATCCGAGAACAGGCCACAGCAGACCACTTGTACAAAAAATGTACAAGTGGCCACCAAAATCGTTTTTGAGTGTGTGGCGTACCCATTAAAGTAGGAGATTGTGAACAATGACAAAAGATCTACCAACACTACCACGATGTGGGCATTTTCATGAGAATTCAAGATCCAACAACGACGTGCAAAATACGCCACCAGAAGCATATCTTGAGGGAATAAAGGCTTTGGGTCGAGTGATAAACGATTATCGTGATTGTCTGGCATTTAAAGGCTATATTCTACACGGCAGCGTCGAAAGTTCTGATCTGTACGCGAAGAAAGAGATCTTCGTACTGTGAAAGTCAACTGTTGACTTGGACGATCGAACCTTCATTGTGCGTTGAGAGCATGAAAGAATCACAGCTGGAACGCGGTCAAGAAACTACAAACACGTCCACAATTTTTAACAATGAGGTAAATTATGAGACAACTATTTTTAGACTGCGATGGCGTTCTTGCTGATTTTGACAAGCAGTTTGTATTGCTTGCAGGGACAACAGGTCAAACATACGAAGACGAACACGGTTCTGGAACTTTTTGGAATCTGATACAAAATTCCAAAAAGTTCTTTGAGGACATGCCTCTTATGTCCGACGCTCTTGAGCTGTATGCTGCTGTAAAACATCATCGCCCTATCATACTCACAGGATGTCCACGCGGGACCTGGTCTGTTCAGCAGAAGCTGATCTGGCGTGACAAACACTTCAAGGGCGTTCCAATGGTCACGTGCTTGTCTAGGGATAAGGTAGATTACTGTCAGCCAGGAGACGTCCTCGTCGATGATTTCTTGAAGCACAGCCAGAAGTGGATTGATGGCGGAGGAGTGTTTGTTCACCACACCAATACACCTTCGACATTGCAACAATTGAGCCAAATTGACCTTTGACATGGTAGGAGAACAAAAAATACTGATTGACACTCCTTGACAGATATGCTACGTTTAATGTATAAGGAAGGGGAATCACTATGTAAACCTTCTACAGAAACGATTTCTTTGTAGAAGGTAGGCATTATGAGCGGTTCAGTGGAAACAGTATGATAGATGAAGTGTTTTACTTGAAGAGTATGGGTTATACAGTCGAGTGGTGAAAAACTTCTTTGTGAAACAGGTTTAGGAAAAACTATGAAAATGGCTGAAAACGATTTCAACCAACTCAAAGAGATTATTATTGAAAATGATAATATCCACGGTCTAAAAACATCAGATTGGGTTGAACAAGCTAAAATTAATGGCTGGTCTGATAAACGTATGCGGTGGGATATGGTTTGGAGTGTAGGCCGTGAAAAGCGGCAAACTTGGTTCGACAAAGTTTACCAGTATCTTGATGACGATCACATTGATACCGCGCTTCGTAAAATTGTACAGCAAATGACTTGACACTATATGTTAAACGAGTTGAAAAGTTGATGATGTTATGATTCGTCCAGCAAACAATTTTTTCAATATCAGTGAGCGTGAAGGATTGAAAAATGAGTAAATTATCCTATCCTGCAAATAAACCATATGTTGCTGGATATTATGGCGTTCTATACAACAACCCTGAAAAAGACGGCCAGGAATATCCAAATGTTTGTGGTGGAACACACATCATTTCGTGTGGCATATTCCTGGCACGGACCAACATGTCACTGTGTTTTTCCTGAAACATGCCACAGATATTACACTACAAGTGTGCAATTATTAACAACATAAAGGACGAATAAAATGAACAAATTGACATGGGCACGTGATGAATTGCGACGTGCGGGATATAGCACAGACGATCCTGAAGACGGTCCAGACAAGTGGATCGCCGAGAATGTAATTCAACTGCTCCAAGTATTTTCGGAACAGGGACACAGTGGCTCTTCAGCACCGTTTGCAATTAGAATTTTTGAGCAGCTTGCATCATGGAAACCGCTTACACCGCTTACAGGCAATGATGAAGAGTGGCAACATTTCGACAATGAAAGTATCAGCCAAAATATTCGCGATTCGTCAGTGTTCAAAAACATTGACGGTGTTGCATATTGGACTGAAGGTAAAGTGTTCTGGGAATGGTTTTCTTATGAAGGTGGTGAGCCCTACAAATCGTATTTTACAAATTCGGAGAGTAGTGTGGACGTTGCATTTCCGTGGTCGAGACCTGACTCCCCCCAGTACGTTTTCAAACCAAATAGCACTTACCCAAACGAAGAGCGCTAATTAGAAAGAACAAAAGAAAATGGTGATACTTGCCTTACTTGGCGCTATTATGGTTGGTTGTATTGTTGGATATGGAGTAATGACTCTTTCCTACAATCTCATGCTAAAGAACAAAAATGGAAAAGGAACAAAAAACGATGATAATTAAAATTGTCAGTGCAGTGTTTGCAGGGATTCTAGCTCTTACAGTCGTAGGTGGAAGTTGGTACACGGTCGATCAAGGTGAACTAGGTGTCCAGCTCCGCAACGGTGCTTTGGTTGGTGTGGCTGAGCCAGGGCTTGGTTTCAAAGTGCCCGTGATCGACAAAGTTGTTGACATTGACCTTCGCAGCCAAGTCAAAATCTACGAAAATGTTTTGACGTATAGCCGCGATCAGCAGACAGCAAGTCTTACTGTTAGCGTAAACTTTCGAGTGCCACCTGGCGAGGTCGTTAGCGTCTATCAAGATTATGGAAGTGTGGAACGTCTTGCTGATAGACTACTCGATCGTCAAGTCATGGACGAAACTAAGAATGTTTTTGGTCGGTTTAATGCAGTGACTGCTATTCAAGAGCGGAGCAGACTTGTAGTGGAGATTCAACAGGCAATTCAAGAAAGTGTCGATGGCCCAATCACAATTGAGAGCGTACAAGTCGAAAACATTGATTTTGATGATAGCTATGAAAGAGCGATTGCTGCACGGATGGAAGCAGAGGTAGAAGTTCAAAGGATTGGCCAGAATGCAGAGCGCGAAAAGGTGCAGGCGCAAATTAAAGTGATTCAAGCAGAGGCAGATGCAGCATCCCGTGTGGCACAAGCGACCGCAGAAGCACAGGCAATCACTCTTCTTGGCAATGCTGAGGCAGAGGCGATCAAAGCAAGGGGCAACGCACTTCGCGATAACCCAAATCTTGTCAGTCTTGTTCAAGCAGAGCGCTGGGACGGCAAGCTACCAACGACAATGTTGCCCGATATTACAGTACCATTCATGAACATGAGTAACTGATCTTGAACCTTGGCATTGCAATGATTGTCGCGTATATTCCACTCTTCTATTGGATGATACACGAGGCTGTTAGGCAGAAAAAAGATTTGAAAAAGATTCGACGACAACCTCGTGTTGAGGTGATCACCTCGACATATTATTCCTGACGGAGATGCTAATTTGTGCTGTACAAACAACACAAAGAATATTACGATGCAATCTGATCGGCACGTTCTCTTATCTGGAAGATTTCACAACTGAAACATCTTGTGAAATCTTCCAGACTGGCATCGACGATGTCGTTGTATTTGATTCTGTTGGACAGACTGCTTTTCGAACAAAAAAGACCACACAATAGAGGTGCAAAATGAACTACAAATTTCCTGAAATTAAAACGCTATCTGATGTTCTCCCTCACGTTGAGGGGAGGTCAGAGTTTGTTGTGGCTGAACGTGTGTTTGGCACTGTAGTCAATTATATGGTTGCAAAGAAAGACACGTTCGATATGAGTGGTCCTGATGATGTGGGTGGTGCGATTCGTCGTGAATGTCGTGGCATCAAATTTGACTTGGATGGAAACATCATAGCAAGACCCTTCCATAAGTTTTTCAACGTCGGCGAAAGAGAGGAGACACATCCTAACGTGCTGGACTTTTCCGTTGACCACACTGTCTATACAAAGGAAGACGGTAGCATGGCACATCCCATCATGTTCAACGGCACTGTACGGTGGTGCACCAAGATGGGACTGACAGACGTGTCTGCTTATATGGACACGTTCTGCGCGAAGAACCCCAAATACAATCAGTTTGCACGTGATTGCATTGCAGATGGCTACACGCCACTTTTTGAGTATGTGGGACCATTTAACAAAGTGGTAATTGAGCACAAAGAAGAGAATATGGTGTTGCTTGCTGTACGAAATACCATTACAGGCGAATTTGTCAACATAAACAAGGAGAATGCTAAATGGTGAATGTTGGAGCACAAGGTGAACTGCGGGGATTACACTCTATGGATATATTCGTCTCAAACATTCCTTGCACAACTTCCCGAGAGTGTGTACCAGCACCTACCAATTCGCACATAAACCATAGAAGTTGATATACAGTGCGACGAGTCGTTAAAGAAAATCGTGTGAAGACTTATTTTGAACAAATTGCCAACAATCGTAAAAGAGCGTGTTCTTTGGTCTCGCAACTGTGGACAACACGTCCACAATCAGTTATCGTTACCCATCGGACAATAGGTTTATAGACAAATCCTACTCAACGTTCAACATCAGATATCAGTCGTCAACTCAACTCAACTGATATCTGATGTAAGTTAATAGAATTATACATTTAAGAGGGACTCATGGACATCATAGAAAAAATCAAAACGTACGACATTCCTGTTGTAGTGTCACATGGTAGGTATACTTCTGCAGAAGCATTGCTCGAATTTACTCGTCCTCTTGAGGGCATCGAGGGGTTTGTCGTTGACTTTGACGGCCACAAGGTGAAGGTCAAGGCTGATCAGTATGTCACGCTTCATAGGGTGAAGGACCAGATTCGAACCGAACGTCACATTCTTGAGATCATCATTAATGGAAAACTCGACGATGTTCTCCCTATCCTAGACGCAACAGATCGAGTAACCGTTGAAGAATACCAACAGCGTTTTAACGTGGGGTTCGACGCAGTTGTGAGTCGAATTGAAGGGCTAGTGTTGCTTGCGCGTGCCCTCCACAGTGGCGACAAGAAGGAAGTTGCCATAAAATTTGTGCCAAATCTCCTACACAAAGAAGATTCAAGTTTCATATTTCGTGTACTTGATGGTAAAGAATTGCGCCCACATATCATCGAGTACGTTCGCAAAAGCGTAGGTAATACTACACGCTACGACGCTCTTCTCAAATGGCTACAAATGTAGTAGGTTGTACTGACTTGTTAAAGGAAGAGGACAACGTGCAATTACGCATGCTGATTACAAAAGGACTAAAACATGACTTTCGTTAAATTTACATCTATTGACAAGTTCGCTGATGCGTGGAAAATGATGCAACGACAAGAAATTGGCCAGATCCAATACCGCTCCAAAATAAAGCTGCACGGTACAAACGCCGGAGTTCGCATTGAAGGTGGTCAGCCTTTTTATCAAAAGCGTACTACAGACGTTACACCACTTGCAGACAATGCAGGGTTCGCATCGTTCGCATGTACTGTAGACTGGAAGATTGACGAAGATATTATCATCTACGGCGAGTGGGCCGGAAAAGGCGTTCAAAAATCTGATGCTGTTTCTTCGATTCCTACAAAGATGTTGTTTGTTTTCGCAGTGAAAAAAGATGAATACATGATCACTGAACCAGCCGCAATTCGTGAGTATGTACCATACCACCCACAGATTGTGATTCTACCATGGTTCGACGAACCAACAACACTAGACATCAACGACGTCAGCAGTGCAAAAGCACTTTCAGAACGTCTCAACGTAGACGTGGAACAGATTGGATCAGAAGACCCATTCATCAAAGAGCGTTTTGGTATCTCAGGTGTTGGTGAAGGTCTTGTCGTCTCGCCATGTTCAGAAACTGGTTCGGTCCCACTTTGGCTTTACAACACATATACATTCAAGGTCAAATCTGATGCTCACCTTGTACAGAAAACTAAAGGAATCAACTCTTCAATCTACATTGAAATTCCTGGTTCTGTCAGAGAATTCTGTGATCAATTCGTCACGGACAACCGATGTGAACAGATGGTTCAAGAACACCTTGAAGGCTCCTATACTATGAGAGGAATGGGGACATTTCTTAAAACAATCAACGCTGATATTCTGAAAGAAAGCAGAAACGAATTTGCTGAACTTGGTGTAGAATGGAAGATGGTTGCAAAGGAAATCAATAAACGTACTGCGAAATGGTTCAAATCTAAAAATACAGTTTGACAAATAACGACACAGTGTCAGGAGACAGCCGTGAACATTTTCAACTGGATCAAATCACTCTTCCAAAACCCTGTAGTGGCTCAACCAATTGATGGGCATGTGGTCTTTGATGGAAGACGTATTGCATGTCTTCCATCAAAGACAGCAGCGGAAGAATTCATTCGAAATCAATTCCAAGAGGTCGATGTCAAAACGGCCCGTATAAATCTAACTGCCAGAGGCAAATGTCGATCCACTCAGGATGGAAGATGGAAGGCGTTTAGAAGCAATCTGAAATTGTCAAACAGGAGACGTCAAGATGAAAAAAGAGTTCAAACCAGTAGTGGGTGGACGAGCCAGCATCTGCACATGGGAAATAGAATTTTATTTCCTAGATAAACAGCAAGCGAGATCATTCATCAAACTTCTAATCAAAGACGAAATTGATTTTTCGTTTGAATATGAAAAAGTTCTTGATCAAGCTGACGAACGGCACTATGTTACAGTAACTGGCTGCTGGGCGGCAAACATGGTTCGG